GCACCAACTTTACAGGCGTATATTAATGGCTATAGGCGAGAACAAGCCGACCAACATAGACAGAATTTCTGATTTAATCGACTTAGAAGTTGAGTCTGGTCAAACAGTAGAAATCGAAGAACCAATGTCCATGGACAACGGTGCTTCGGTCATGTTTGCAGAAGACGGAACAGCGGAAGTAGATTTTAGTCCAGAAGAAATGCAAATGGATTTCATGGATCAAATTCCATTTGACGCAAACTTAGCAGATTATTTAGAAGAAAGCGAACTAGGACTCATTGCCAATGATTTAGTCGGAGACTTTGACGAAGACCATGCAAGTCGTGGCGAATGGGAACAGACCTATGTCGAAGGACTAGACTTACTTGGTTTTAAATACGAAGATCGGGACCGTCCATTTCCCGGAGCAAGCGGTGTTACCCACCCCCTCCTAGCAGAATCAGTTACACAATTCCAAGCACAAGCGTTTAAAGAGCTTTTACCCTCAAAAGGACCTGTAAAAGTGCGTGTTATGGGCATGGAAACACCTGAAATAGAAGCGCAAGCAGAACGTGTTCAAGAGTACATGAATTACCAAATAACCACTGAAATGCAGGAATATACCCCTGAAATGGACCAATTATTGTTCTATTTACCTCTTGCAGGGTCCGCATTTAAGAAAGTTTATTTTGATCCAAGCAAACAAAGAGCAGTCAGCACCTTTGTACCAACAGAAGATTTAGTTGTTCCGTACACAGCAAGCGACATTGAGACTTGCGAGCGCGTAACACACATTGTCAAAATGACATACAACGAAGTCCGTGCGCAACAACTTGCAGGATTTTACAGAGACATATCAATTGAACCGTCCGAGACAAACATAGAAAGTAAACCTCAAGATAAAGTAGACGATCTTGAAGGTGTGTCGGCAAGCGGTGCAACAGAAATGATGTATGAGCTCTTGGAGTTTCATGTGTCCATGGACATACCAGGATTTGAAGATCCTGACGGTATGCACATTCCTTATATAATTACAATTGACAGAACATCTTCTAAAGTTTTGTCCATCCGTAGAAACTACGATCCAAATGATCCTCTAAAAAGAAAGACTCAATATTTTGTTCATTACAAATTCTTACCAGGATTGGGCTTCTACGGATTCGGACTTATTCACATGATTGGCGGTTTGTCTAAAACTGCAACTGCGGCTCTTAGACAACTAATAGATGCAGGAACTCTAGCCAACCTTCCTGCTGGATTTAAAGCAAGAGGTCTTAGAATCAGAGATGATGAGACTCCGCTAGAGCCTGGAGAGTTTCGTGATGTCGATGCACCGGGAGGCGCACTTCGAGATTCTTTAGTACCACTGCCTTATAAAGAACCATCGCAAACATTGCTCGCATTAATGGGAACTTGTGTTGAAGCGGGACAACGCTTTGCTTCTTTAGCAAACCTACAAATCGGCGAAGGCAATCAGGAGCTACCAGTCGGCACGACTATGGCTTTACTAGAGCAAGGCACTCGTGTCATGTCGGCAGTACACAAACGATTGCATTATGCGCAGAAAACAGAATTTAAAATACTAGCAAGATTGTTTGCTCAATATCTACCACCAGAGTATCCGTATCTTGTTGCTGGCGGAAACCAGATGATTAAACAGCAAGACTTCGACAACCGCGTTGATGTTATTCCTGTTTCTGATCCTAACTTCTTTTCAATGAGTCAAAGAATTTCACTTGCTCAACAAGAACTACAGTTAGTACAAAGTAATCCAGACATACATAACATTAAAGAATCCTATCGCAGAATGTACGAAGCGTTAGGAACAGAAAACATTGAAGCACTGTTACTGCCTGATCCTCCACCTCCCGCTCCTATGGATCCAGCGCAAGAAAACGGTGCAGCCATTACGGGAGCGCCATTGATTGCTTTTCCAGAGCAAGAACACATGACGCATATTGAAGCACACATTGCACTAATAGAAAGTCCTGTGGCCATGATGAATCCAGCAACGGTTCCGTCTTTGGTGTCGCACATTTTTCAGCACATTTCAATGGAAGCACAAAAAGTTGCCGACCAGCAAATGCCTGAACAACCTATGCCACCAGCAAACGGTATGATGCCACCACAAATGCAACAAGGAGGACCCGTGCCTATGGGTGGACCACAACAACCGCCTCCACCAAATCCAGAAAAAGAGGCGTTAAAGGCGAGTATAGAAGTAGAGCTTATGGAAACAATAATGCCTTCTCTGGAAGAAGTCTTGACACCACCTGATGATGGAGTGGTACAATTAAAACAACAAGAGCTTCAGATACGAGCGCAAGAAAATCAAGACGACAAAGAAATTGCTGAGAAAAAACTAAAACTTGAAACAGCAAAACTTGTGCAGAAAGACGAGTCTGAAGAAGAAAGAATTAAATCTCAAGAAGACATTGCAGCACTAAAAGCAAATGTTGAGAGAGAGCGCATAGCCAAAGACATGAAAAAAGATAAATAATGCCAAGACAACCAAAACCTAAATATTCAACAGATCCTATGGGCATACCTTTTGGTCCTGGTCATCCATTATTTGATCCGATTAAAAACGAAACTTCTCCTACCCCAACACTGACCCAAGAACAAATTCAACAAATGATTGCAGACGCACTAGCGGCGCAACAAGGCGCTGGGCAACAACAAGGCGTGGCTTCTTTGGCAGATAGAATAAGTCAACACATCACTTCAAGCAGCAATCCTGAATACATACAAGAGTTTGACACAAACCAAGATGGCAAACTTAGCACTCAAGACATAATTTTTGCAAAACAGTTTGACGCTGGTTTGAGAGATCCAGAAACTTTAGAAGCGATACAAACCCAACAACAACCAGATTTGTCTGGGTTTACAACACAAGAAGACCTAGATGCGGCAATTCAATCGGCACTAGCCGGACAAGACTTTAGCGGGTTTGCCTCACAAGCCGATATTCAAGAAGCTATCGGAGGAATACAAGGTCCCGATCTTAGTGGGTACGCTCAAACGGGAGATGTTGACACAGCAATCCAACAAGCGTTAGCTGGACAAGACTTTAGTCAGTTTGCTACTGACGCAGATATTCAACAAGCTTTGTCAGGTATACAAACAGGACCAGATAGACAATCGATAGAACAGATGATTGGGGATGCTATTGGGGGAATACAAGGACCTGATCTTAGCGGATTCGCTTCTCAAGCCGATATTCAAGAAGCTTTAGCTGGACAAGATTTTAGCGGATTCGCTTCTCAAGCGGATATTCAAGACGCTTTATCTGGAATAGAACAATTTGATCCCAGTAGCCTTGATTTTAGCCAATACATGACAGCGGCTGACGCAGAAGAACTGTTAAGAAATATGGACACCAGCGGCATTGAGTCAAGCGTTTTACAAAAAATGGGCACCGCAGACATGCTTACAGACGAGCGTATGCAAGAGGCTATAAACCAAGCGTTAGGAGGAGCAGGTATATTAGGAGAAGAAGATATTTTGCGTATACTTTCTGACCAAGGCGGACCCGATCTATCTGATTATTTAAAAACAGGGCAAGCAGAACAAATGTTTGTGGGACAGGAACAAGTTGAACAGATGATCGCAGACGGATTGGCTCAAGGACTTAGCCCAGAACAAATTCAGGCTATGATTGCCGAGGCAACAGGTGGTGAAATAAACGAAGCAATGATACAAGAAATGATTGCTGAAGCTATGGCTCAAGCCGGAACCGGAGGACTTACAGAAGAAGCCGTTCAAGCTATGATTGACGCCACTGGACAAGGAGCAAGCATGGAGCAAATTCAAAACATGTTGGGAGAATCAGGCTATCTCACACAAGACCAAATACAAGCTATGATACAAGAAAGCGCTACTCCAAGTTTTGATCCTACAGGTTTAGAGGAAAGACTGGCTTCTTTAGAAGCAGGCGCAGGTAGCGGAGGTTTTGATCCCACAGGTTTAGAGGAAAGACTGGCTGCTTTGGAGGCAGCGGGCGCGACTAATACTGGCGGAGGAGCTACTGAAACAACTCCGTATGTACCGCCTGATCCAGATCAGTACAAAGTATCGACTGGACCTTATGGCTATAATCCATACCAAAGTGGACAATACCAATCTGATCCTTATGGACCTTCTGGAGTTCCAAAGATGGGAGGGGTTACAACTCTTCCAACTCCTGATGACGGCTACACAATTTATAATCCTTATATGAAACAAAGCTAGGAGACAAAAATAGACATTTTAGAGTTCGCGACAGCTGTGCAGCGCGCAATTGGGAAAAAAGAGCAGCAGATACAAGAAATGATGGCCAATGGTGAAACAAAAGATTGGTCGCATTATCGTAATCTGGTCGGCCAAATCGAAGCGCTAAACTTCATTCGCGAAGAAATTAGAACCATTCTTAAAAATCAGGATATAGAATAATGGCTAAAACAGCGCTAGAGCAAAAATGGGCTACAGAAGAGTCCGAAAAAACCCCTTTAGAAAAAGTATATGACGAAGGCATTGAACTCGATCCAACTAAGGTAGGAGAAGACTTATTAGAAAGTCTTCCAGAACCAACTGGATGGAGAATAATGATTCTTCCTTTTAGAGGACAAAGAAAAACAAAAGGTGGGATTGAGCTTACTGACGAAACACTCGGAAGACAAACACTCGCTACTGTTTTAGGTTATGTTTTAAAAGTAGGTCCTTTGGCCTATAGCGGAGAAAGATTTTCAACTGGTCCTTGGTGCGAAGAGGGCGATTGGGTAATGTTTGGACGTTACGCAGGATCTCGTTTTCAAATCGACGGCGGTGAAATAAAAATACTCAACGACGATGAAATCATTGCAAGAGTACCTAACCCAGAAGCAATTCTGCATCAATTTTAACATGAGGAAAAAATCATGCCAAAGCACAAACTAAACTTAAACCCTGCCGAAGAGCTTGTACAAATCGACGATACAGGTCCTGAAGTAGACGTTGAAATAGACGAAGAGCAAGACGCAAGTTTTGAACCGCAACCTGTAAAAGAAAATATTTTAGAGGCTATGCCTGAAAAAGAAGAAGAAGTAGAAGAAACAGAAGAAAAAGTAGAAGATGAGCACGAAGAATATAGCAAGAACGTAAAGAAAAGAATTAATAAGCTGACCGCAAAATTGCGCGAGGCAGAACGTAGAGAAGAAGCAGCCACTAAATACGCTCAAAATGTACACAAAGAAAACGCAACACTTAAAGAACAAAAACAGAACATTGACGGAAATTATATTCTTTCTGAAGCAAATAGAATTACAGCTGAAACAGAAGCTACAAAAAATCTTTTACAAAAAGCAAACGAAGAACAAGACGTAGAAAAACAAGTACAAGCACAACAAAAATTGGCGGCTTTGGCGGTTGAGGCTCAACGCGTACAAGCACTTAATCAAAAAAGAGCTGCACAAAAGCAGACAGCGCCAACACAAGTTACACAAAATTTTGCACAGCAAGAAGAGCAACAAACAGCTCCTATGAAACCCGATCCCAGAGCAGAAGCTTGGGCAGAAGACAATTCTTGGTTTGGAGAAGATCGTGCTATGAC